CTCAGTAACAGGTACTGTACCATCTGCATTCATACCACCTTTCAACATCAAATCTGCACGAGAAGAAATTGAATAATGTACGTGAGCTTCAGCATTACCTACAAAGTTGTAGAATTCACGGAAACCTGCACCTGTAGTAATATCAGAGAATCTTTCTCCATATTCACCTCTAGCAGAACCTTTACGGAAGAATTTAGTTCCAGAAGCCAAGAAACGGTTTTCAATAAAACGTGCATTAGCATTATTTACCAAAGTTGCAGTGTAAACAAAACCATCACCTGTAGGAAGAATATCTTCATCAGTAATGTAAAGTTCCACACCATTGTACTTATCATAAGTAATGATGTCTCCGTGACCAAATTCACGCTTGTTCATTTTAATACGGAAAGATGTACCATCTACCCCTTTGTACTCATTGGCTGGTTCAATGTCCTCAATGATATAAGGAAGATCCTGAGATACAGGAGTCTGCCACTTATACTCACCACGAGCATTGTCAACCATAATTACATTTTTACCACCGAAATTAGCCATCTGATAAAGTGGCATTTCTACTTTTTGAGACATAGCCCAAAGGTCTACTGGTCCCATGTCCATAGGTTCTGCATCTTTCAGCATGTTAACTAAGTGATAAGAATCTACGTGTGAGCTTACTTGGTAAGCGGTATCCCGTAGAAAAATACCATTGTTTAAAACTGGTGTACTCATCTGTTTTTGTTTATTTATTTGTTTATTAATTACCTACTAAATATATTTTTGTTTGGTTTTTGTAAAGTTCTTTTAGGTGTACTGTTAGTTCTCGTTTGAGAATCTATATTAGTACCACTAGATGTAAGTCTTCTACCTTCTTCCGTTTTTAAAGTTTTAACTGTTTTTTCTACAGTTTCATTTGAACCTTGTATTTTAAGTTTGCTGCGGTATCCTTCAGGATCCTGTAACAACCATAGTGCTTCAGCAATCAAATCATGTCTAGGTTCTACAAACTGGTATTTTTCTAGCAAATGACCTAATAGATTTGTGTTTCTGCCTGAAATAGATGGGTAGTTAGGTTGAACAAGACCACTGTACAACATACTTTGTGTTTTACGGTCTAGTTTTACTCCATTTAACTCACCTCCTAATAAGGTATTATACACATTTTCTGTATAAGCTTGAGCTGCTTCAGCTTGTCTGTGTTTTTGAGCTTCTTGTTCAACAAGTTTCTGCTGAACAATTGATTCTTGCATTTTATCAAGCTTAGGTTTAAACTGTTCTGCTTTTTTATCAAGTCTTCCTAAATCTTTTAAATCTTCAATTTCAGCTTCAATTTCTTCTGGTGTTCCAAATCTTGTAGCATAAAAGTATTGTCTAGCAATTTCTTCTTGATCATTTTCATTTGAAGGATCTAATTCAAATACTTCTTCTACTTGAGCAAGTGTTTTAAACAAACCTTTAAGATCTTGACCACCATCTGCTACGTATTTAGCAGCAACTTGAAGTTCTCTAGGTAAAGCATTAAAGAACTCTTGAGGAACTTGTTGTTTTACTTTTGCTTCACGTTCTTGAAAGTTAGCTTCAAATAATTCACGAAAATCAGTAGCTGTATATTCTTCTAATGGTTTGTCATCATCAAAAGCCATAAGACTACCTTCTTCAATCATTTTAGTAGCTATTTCTAATAGCCCACTTTTATCAATTTTAGGTCTACCACCTTTAGCCTGATTAGTTTCCTCTTCTGTAATTAACTCATCTAGCTGTTGGATAACATCATCTACTGTATCAGTAGATGACGCAGTTTCAACATTTAGATCAGCAGTTTCTTCTTTACTAGAAGTTTTTGTGCCCGGGTTGTCAAGGAACGTGGTGTCTACAGTCTCTTTTTTAAAAAAAGACTTTGACTTTTCTTCTTCTGGTGTCATAATGCTATCAGCACCTACACCAAAAATTTCATCAATGTTTAAATCCAACTCCTCTACCGTTGTAGAGTCGTTAATGGTTTGGTTTTCTTTTGACATACTTGTTGGTTTTGTTTGTTTATACAATAATAATATAGGTATTTTTTAGATTATAAACTTATAAAATTTAAAATAAAAGGGTTTTTAAAAAAACAAAAATCCTATTATATAGCAAAGAGAAAATTATTATTCTTCTCCTTTATTTTTACTAGGTTTAAAATCATACTTATTTTTATTTTCCTTAGCAATTTGAAGTTGTTTTTCTGCAACTTCTCTTTGTGCTTGAAGCTTTTCTCTTTCTATTTGGAGTTTTTCAGTTTTAAGCATAGTGTCATTAGTCATCTTGTCCCTTTGTAAAGATGTACTTTCCTGGAATCTTTCTGATTCTTGCAATCTGTCCATATAATCTATATAATCAGACTGTTGATTCTCATCTTTATCTTGCAAAGCACCAAACCCTGCAGATCTAATTTCAGCAACAAGAATATCTTTTCTTCTATCTTTTTCTTTCTCAGCAGCAGCATGATCACGTTTAGCTTGTTCCTCAGCAGCTCTTGATTGTATATCTTGTTCTTGAAGTTTTTGTTGGTGTTCTTGTTCTTGTTGTTGTTGTTGTTGAACTTTTTCTTCAGCAGTTTTCATTACACTATTAAGCTCAGAAACAGATTGAGATTGGATAACTCTACCAAGATCGTAAATAGATGCTCCAGTAGTGTTATTAGAAATAGCCATTTGTTTTAATTGCTCAAGTACAAATCTATGATTAGCCGTAGTGCTACAGAAAATATTAAGATCTCTAAGTAACAAATCTACACCATTAATTTCAAAATTTACTTTATCTTCATTACTTGTTTGATATGTTAATCTTACAGATGGTTTTGAAGAATGATAATATTGTGCAAGATTGGTTCTCATTTCGTGAACCCTAGGCATCAAGTAATCAGAATGTTGAATAAAATACATTTCAGTCTGAGCATGTGAAGCGTTTACTGACTGTTGAATACCTGTAGCAGAATCCTGTTGTCCTATTTGTTGACCTAACCTCTGTGGTGTAATACCAATTACTTCGTATGCTTGTTGTTTAAAATAATTACCTAACTGTATTCTAGACATTAATCTATTAGATTGTTCCATGTCTAATTTCTGAAAATGCTGGAAATTAAGAGGATTTTCAGTATTGGTAATTGATGTATCTAAAGGAAGTATCTGAAAGTTCTTCATAGCAACATATGCTTTAGCATAATTACCTTTACCCCAATCTTCTCCAAGAGAATGTTTAGGTAATCCGTTTTGATCTAAAAGAATTACGGTACCTAGTTCATCTACTAATATATCTGCTATTTGGTTATTTACAAGATTGTAAGCAATTTGAAAAGGCTTCATTAAATCCACAAGAGCTGTAGACTTGGTGTTTCTATCAGAAAAGACAGCTCCTTCTATTGGCATTTTACAACCATATAAACTATTATCTCCTTTAAATTGAAACCTTAAAGGTCCTATTTCATTCTTATCTACTCCTAAATAGATTGGGGCAAATCCATCAGGATTATTCATGCCCCAGAAACTTGGTAAATTAGGACCTAGTTTTACACCTCCCCATACTTCGTTAATCCAAATCCAATCTATATGCTCACCAAATAATAAATTGTCTTTTGTTTTATTTTTCATTAACCTATTATCATAAATAGGTTTATCTATTATTTTATAATTTTCAGTAACAATTTCTTGAATAACTTCTCCAGTGTCATCTATTTTAGTTAAATGCCCCAGCTTTCTTTGAGATTTCCAATATACAACAGTTTCCCGCACTAAATACGCAGTTCCCTCATTATCAAAATCTTCACTGTTGTATAAAACTTGATTAATAGGATCTGCTCCACCTGCTACTCTTTGACCTACTGCAGAAGTATATTGTCTCATAGCTAGTGATGGCATATTAGTATTCCATTCATGAGAACGAGATGTGTCATAAAATGAACCATCATTCTGCATACCACCTATAGTATATCCAGCTGACCTGATAGGATAGACTGCTTCTAAGGCCTCCATTTGTTCCTCAGTCATCAAGTATCCATATTTATCAATAGCATCTGCTACAGTGATCATTTCTGTTTTACCCACCCAGTTAGCATCAGACATATATCTAGTTCCCGGAGCTTTATGATAAAAAGTAAGAATAGGATTCCATAACTCTATATCATAATCATCTTCCATCATTCTAAAATGAAAGAATTCTGAATCTGTAATAAGCATATCTCGGAAACCTCTTTCTTCCAATTCCTCAAATCTGAACCTTTCCACATCTACTCTGTGTTGATGTTCTGCCCATTGCTCATACATAGAACGGTAATCTTTCTTAAAGAAACTTTCTATTTCTGGTAATGACTTAAGATTATTAGGGTTTAATTGCTGTTGAGCTTCTTCTGACTCAGGGTTCATTCCTTGTTCCATCATAGCAGCAATAATCTTTGTTTGTGCTTCTGATAAAAGAACTTCTTCAACCATAGCTCTTTTTTGCTCAAGAACTTCATTGTACGAATACTCATCAACAGCTCTATAAGTTACTTTAGTATTTCTTTTAGCAAATTCCGAAGTAAGTACATTTATCACATTAGGAATAATAGGATAAAACTTTAGTTCTAAAGCTGTATCATCTTCTTGTGTAAGGTAGTCTATAATATCTCTATATTCTGGATTTTCTTCTACAATGTAATCTGTCTTATCTATTACACCTTGAGCAAGCTTATAGTTTTTAAGAAGCCTTCTGGATTTTTTATTAATCTGTTTTATGCCATTCCATTCTAACCAGTCAAGATTCCAAGCAGCCCATTCTTTATCTTTTTCTTTATTGGACAAAAACTGTAAAGGTTGCGTTATAGCACCCATACGGTTTTCTTTAGTCTTAACTCCTTTTTTGAGTTGCATTGCTGAAACTACTTGCATATATTTTATTTAAGATTTTTAAAAGCACTTTTTTTAACACCTCCATTTTTTCCCGCACCTACGTGACGAAACGGACTTCTATTTAATTTAAACAAATTTGAGGACTTATCCAAATTTTTAGCAGCATCATCTTTCTCAACTCTCTCTTTTATACCTGTATTAGATTCTAAAATTTTAATGTATGCTACTAATGCTGAAAAAGAAACTAAACGGTCAACGTTTAATCCTTCTTCATATGCTTGCATTTCTACTATAAGCATTGGATCCGGAATACGTTCAACACCATAAGTAGTCTTAACAACAGTACCATCAGGCTTAGTTTCTTCATCTATAGACTCTTTAAGGTATTCTATAACATAACTAAGAAGATGATCTTTGAATAATCTTCCTGTGTTTTTCCAACCGTATTCCTGATAAACAGCCATATTAGACCCAAGTTCTTTTAAGAAAACCATTTCATCTTTTCTTACAAGATATTTTTGTTTATTTAGACCTATCATGTAAT